GATAAAATAAATTCTATAAAAAATGATAGTGAATTATATAATTTATATATTCAAAATATAGAAGAAGTAAAATATAAGCTAAATTATGAATATATAGTAAAAAATACATTTATTTCCAATATTGATAATCTATAAAAAAAATTGAAAAATATATAATATTTAGAGTATAATAATAATAAAATCCTTTCAAAAGACAATATGAGTAGCTTTAATGATAAAAAAATCACTGATATACTTATTGATATGAAAAAACCATTTAATGATTATATTCAAAAATTTGATAATAATAATAACAAATTAAAAAATAAAATACTTGAAAAAAAGTGTTCTGATAAATATTTTTACATTAATCATAAGGATGAGAATTTTATTTGGACATTAATTAATGATATTTATACATCTTTAAAAATGTTAAATTTAGATAAAATTTTAGAAACTATTTTTTTCAAAGTTAATTACAACGGTATTGTAATTAATCTTCTTTCTGTTGAATTTAATATTGATAAGAAATATTTTAATAATTTTAGATGTAAAAAACCACTTGAGTTTGGTATTAATATTAAAGGTTATATTACTTACACTGAAGAAATGAATAATGATAATAATTTAATATTATTTATTAATAAAAATGATAGAAAACATTTAAATATTTATTCTTTTAATGTTGAAGAAGGTGAAAAAACATTTGTTGAAATGGATATTTATTAAAAATTTATTTAATTATTAAATCAAAATTATGTTTTTTATAAAAGTATTCATATTTTTGATTTAGTATTTGATTTTCAGTTGTAAAATAAAATTGAATATCTAAATATGATATATTTTTAATATCGTTTATTTCATAAAGTTTAATAATTTCATTTGTATCATTATTTATTTTAAAAATTGGTTTATCATAAATATTAGAAAATGCTAAATAAATTATATTATCACTTAATCCAATTGGATAGTTTGAACTATAAATATTATTATCTTTATAATCACCATTTATTAATCCAAGTGTATTTAAAATACAATTTTGTGTATCTAATAATTCAAAAATATTACCATCATTACTCTTAAAGATAAATTCATCCTTATTATTCAATAAACATTCTATTTTTATATCATTTGTTTCAAAATTACTATTTAAACATTCCATAATCATATATCTATTGTAATACCCTTCTTCTATTTTTATTAAATGTTCTTTTTCATTATAAATAACTTTTAATTCATTATTCTTTTCAGTAATATTATTATCTGTATTTTTTGGAAAATTAATATTTTCAATTGTAAATTTATCAATATCTATCTTATTCTCAAAATTAAATCTATAATCATTCGCATTCTTATGATTTATATTTTCAATATTTATTACCTTTTTATTTAAAATATCATTACTTTTATTTCTTAATATCTTTACCATTTTTAATAATTTTAATTTTTTATTACTATCTGTTGATTTATCACTATCATTACTTTTATTATTCTCAATAGATTTAATTTTTTTGTTACTATTTTCATCTATATTTATTTCTAAATCTAAATTTTCTAAATTATTTTTAGGAGATAATTTATTATTATTTTCATTTTGTTTATTTTTTTTATCTTTTTTTTTCTTTTCTTTTTTTTTCTTTTTTATTAATTTATTCATATTATTTATTTCATTTTCAATATCTCCCAATGTTTTTTTTTGTTTTTGTTTTATTTCATTATTAATTTTTTTAAGTTCTTTTTCTATACTTCTTTTTGTTTGTTTTCTTTTATGTTTAGAACTTGTTTTTCGTTCAGTTAATTTTGATTTAAAAAAAAAACAGTTGAATTACCATTTGATTGATTATTCATCGTTTCTTGTTCTAATATTCTTTTATTATTTTCATGTGGTGATTGTTGAGGGTTAAAATTTTGTCCTGTTTGATATTGTGATGTCATATTGTCAATTTGACTTCTTTCATTTTGAACCTGCTTTAATCTTTCATTTGGATCAATACTATCATCAAAATTACTTAAATTATTTGGTTGTTGATTATTATTCATCATTTGTTGTTGATTATTATTCATCATTTGTTGTTGATTATCATTCATCATTTGTTGTTGATTATTATTCATCATTTGTTGTTGATTATTATTCATCATTTGTTGTTGATTATTATTCATCATTTGTTGTTGATTGTTATTCATCATTTGTTGTTGATTGTTATTCATCATTTGTTGTTGTTCGTTGTTATTTGTCATTGGTTGTTGATTAGATAAACCTGAGCCTTGAATACTTGAAACGCCACTAAATGCTGTATCTAAAGATGTTCCAACATTATCAGTTCCACCTCCTTGAATAAATGATGAACCAGGTTGATATTCATTTTGTTGTTGGTTAGGTTGTTGTTGATTAGGATTATATTGTTGTTGATTAGGGTTATATTGTTGTTGGTTAGGGTTATATTGTTGTTGGTTAGGGTTATATTGTTGATTTTGTTCTGTGCTTCCAGCAATACCAAGCCATTCGGCAGTTGCTTTATCTAAAGAATATTCATTGGGTGAATTGGGTGTAAATTGTTCTAAATCTCTTTTTTGCATTTCTATTCTTTCGGATAAACTATTTGCATAATCTTTTTTTGATAAATTATTAGTTCCTGGGTCCAAATTATTAATTTTTTCATATTTACCAGTTGCGGACATAATCATACCTGAACTATTACTTACATCAACAATAGGTGCATATTCATTTCCTCCAGAAAAACTAAAAGCATTTAAATTTTCCATATCATTTTTTTGTTGATTATTAGGATTTTTTGATTCTCTTAACATTTCATTTGGATTTCTAAAAGTATTAAATTTTTCTTGATTAGATTTAGGTTGTAGTGTTTGATAACCTTCATTTGTTTGTTTTCTTTTATTTTTCATTTTAGAAATACAATTACTTAAACATTTAGCATTTAATTTTTCAATACTTTCTTGACATGGCTTAAGTTGATATCCATATTTATTATTTACTTCAACTATAGTATCTTTTACAATAGTATTACAATTTTTAATAAGAGTGATAGTTTGTTGATTATTATCTTTTAATTGAAATCCACATAATTCAATTAGTTTTTTTGTTAATAATTTTGTATTATCATTAGAATATAAATACTTTTCCATTGTATTAATATGTAATTACCATTTATAAAAAATAAAAATAAAAAACGAAAAAACTTTATATATAATTTTATATTATAATTATAATGAGTAATCAAAATAATATTAGAAATGGTATTTATAATACTTTTAATTCTACACCAGAACAACAACAATTTGTAAGAAATTATTCGTCTTTTCAACCAAATAGCACTTTTTATGATACAAGTAATGTAGTTAATTCTTATAATCAAAATATGAATGCAAGATCTCAAAATAATTTAAATGATAATTTTACAAATATACAACCAATAAGAAGTCAAACAGATTTTACTTTTAAAAATAATACATTAGACCCTAATTTAAATTCAAATTTATTAGGAGAAACATTAAGAGATTTTAGAATTAATATTGATAGTAATAGTAGAAATTTTAAGCTATACCCGAATTCTTATAATTATACTGTTTTTTTTGGTCCTATAACAAATAGTACTTATCCATTATTAGATAATATTACATTAAAAAATAGTGAAGATATTAAGATATATGATGTAAATAAAAATTTTTTGATGGATTATTCTGAAAAACTGAAACATTCAGTTGATCCATTTATAACAAGAAATTTTACAAATGTTAAGTATTGTAGAATAGATCAATTAATGTTATCTAAATATAATAAAGTTACATTGAATAAAAATTATTTAAATTATCCATCTGATGAAGAAAAGGATAATATTGATTTTGTTGTTAATGATGTTAAAAGAATTTGTAAATATAATTTTCCAAAAATTAGATATATTCCGGATATGCATATAGAAAATTCTTTATTTATGGATAGATATATATTATTAAGAATTCCTGAATTAAGTGATGGAAGAAATTTATCTACAAGGTCTCTTCAAGCTTATACTATTTATCCTGATAAATTTTTCTGTTTTAATTGGTTAGGAAAACCATATTTTGCTTTAAAAGAATGGGATGATAGTTCTTTAGGAAATATTAATAAATTAACAATTGAATTATATAATAGTGATGGAAAACCATTAAAAATAGATAATGATGATATTTTATATGAAACTAAATTTATTAAAAATATTCCTTTATTAAATCCAAAAGTTTCATTAAAATCAAATGCTGAAAGAGATACAATATTATTTTACATAAGAAGAATGAATGATATAATTAAAGGAATTGTTCTAATTAATTATTGTAATAAAAAAGTTATTGATTTTTATAATGATGATAATATTAAAATATATATCGGTGATTATAGAATTGATAGTATAACCGATGAATTAGAAAAATTTGTTGATAAAAAAAACTCTTTTAAAACTATTAAAATTTATAATAAACAAAATGATTTAATTAATATTAATATTGATAATTTTTTAAATAATGTTTTATGGTTTAATTATGAAAAAAATAATAATTTAAATCCTGAAATATTACATAATTTTGAAATATTATTTAATATTTATAAAGATAGTGTTTTTTATATCTTAGAAAATTTAATTAATGAAATTTGTTATTTACCAATTAATCGTTATTATCAAAATAATATTAGTTTAGTTATATCTTGTGCTACTAATCATTTAAATACTAAAATTGGTTATGAAAATGGAAATTAATAAAATGAAAAATATTTTATTTAAAATTAAATATTAAACAATGATACAAATTACAACTATTGTAAGTGATTTCATAAAATATAACACTTTTAATATTTCTAATAAAAAATTAATAATTATTATTAAATATGAAATACTGAATATAATAATATAGTGTTAAAAAGAATATTTTTAATATTAGTTGATAATTTATTTAAAATAAAAAATTGAAAAAAATATATTTTTCAATGTTATTATCTTGATTAAAAAAAATAGAATAATAACAATTCTTACTAATTTTGAGTTTTCTGATTATTTTATAGATTATTCAGAAAAACCAGTTAAAGAGGTGAATAGATAAATTAAAAATCTTGAAAGAG